TGTAGAGAGTTCAGGAACAGATAACACATATCTTTATATGGCAGGAGTTCTTTGTGAAGGTGGTGGTAATGGAATTGAATCAATAGATGAGATTTATGTTAATGATAAATTAGTAACTTGGTCTGGTGCATTAACAGATCAAACAGTAAGAACAGTAAATAGTTCAGATACTAATTATTATAAAGATGGTGAAAGCTTAATATCAGTTCAATCATTTTATGGATTAGACAATCAACCAGTATCAAGTTTATTAGATGAATCATCTAACTGGGGTTCTAATCATAAATTATCAGGTGTTGCTTATCTTGCTTTTAAATTCAAATGGAATCAAGACGCATTTAATTCATTACCAGAAGTTAAAGTAGTTCTTAAAGGCAAAAAAGTTTATGACCCTAGATTAGATTCAACTAAAGGTGGCTCTGGTTCTCACAGACAAGATACAGCTTCTACTTGGACTTATTCTGCTAACTCATCTTTATGTCTTTTAGACTATTTAAGAAATTCTAGATATGGAAAAGCTTTACCTAATTCTTCATTTGAAACTAATTATGATTCATTTAAAACTTCAGCAGATTTATGCGATACTCAAGTAACACCTTATACTGGTGGAACAGATATTAATTTATTTGAAACAAACATAGTTCTAGATACTGAACAAAAACTTATAGACAATGTAAGAGAACTATTAAATCCAATGAGAGCAATATTTACCTATACACAAGGTAAGTATTTCTTAATTATTGAAAACACTGGTTCATCACAATTAAGTTTAAACAAAGATAATATTATCGGTGGTATTAAAATATTTGGTGAGAAGAAAAATACTAAATATAACCGAGTTATAGGTACATTTGTTAATCCTGAAAAAGAATGGCAAGAAGATACAGTATCATTCCCACCAGCAGATGATTCTGGTTTACCTGTTGAAGATCAATATGCAACATTATTAGCAGAAGATAATGGAACTAATTTAGAGGGTAACTTTACATTTCAAGGAATATCAAATCCTTATCAAGCAGAAGAACTTTGCGAGATTATTTTAAGAAGATCAAGAAATGCTTTAGCAGTAGAAGTTATGTGTACTTCAGAAGCATTAAATTTAACTATTGGAGATTTAGTTGATCTTACTTACACAACTGGTGGATTTAGTTCTAAACTATTTAGAGTTTATGGGTTAAGTATAAATACAGATTCTACAGTTTCATTAAAACTTATTGAACATCAAGATAACTTTTATACTTGGTCAGAAAAAGCAGAAGCACCGACAATAGCTGATACAACATTACCAAATCCTAATTCTGTTTCTCCACCAGCTTCAGTTACTTTAGATGACCAATTAATTGAATACTCAGACGGAGTTGTTATTACTGCTTTAGATGTAACCATTGGTGCTTCTCCAGATTCTTTTGTGGACTACTATCAAGTTGAATACAAATTAAGCACAGATACAGATTACATTATTCATGGACAAGGTAGAGGATTAACTCAAAGAATATTAAACGTAGTAGATGGATTAATTTACAACGTAAGAGTAAAAGCATTTAATACATTAGGAGTTAGTTCTACATACACATCTGCAACAAGAACTATTATTGGTGGAACTGCTTTACCAAGTGATGTTGAAGATTTTGCTTGTAATATTGTAAATCAAGATGCACATTTGTCTTGGAAACAAATACAAGATCTAGATTTAGCTTATTATGCTATTAGATTTAGTACATTAACAACTGGTGCTACTTGGATTAATTCGGTTACATTAGTAGAAAAGGTTGCAAGACCAGCTACATCAATTACAGTTCCAGCAAGAGTAGGTTCATACTTAATTAAAGCAGTAGATAAAGCTGGTAATTTATCTGTTAATGAATCTATTATATCTACAAGTTTGTTAGCTGTTGGAAATTTTAATTCAATAACTACACAAACTGAATCTCCTACATTTTCAGGAACAAAAACAAATTTAACTTTATCTGGTGGAGAGTTAAGACTTACATCTTTAGCAAGTGAAGGTATTTATTTATTTTCAGCACCAATAGATTTAGGAACAACATATACTTCAAGAGTAACTGCTACAATTACTCAATATGCAGAAGATCCAAACGATTTATTTGACAGTGGCAGAGGATTTACATTATTTGATGACGCAACAGGTTCGTTTGATGGAAATGCACCAGCATTTACTAATTCACATTTAGAAATTGCAACTTCAAATGATAACGTAACTTATACATCATTTAGAAACTTTGTAGTTGGTGATTACACTGCAAGATACTATAAATTTAGAATGAGATTAACTTCATTAGATGGAGTTTCTACTCCAGTTATTACAGCATTATCAGTATCAGTTGATATGCCAGATAGAATATTTAGTGGTAATGATATTGTTTCAGGAACAGGAACAAAGTCAGTTACCTTTACTTTACCTTTTTATTCTGCTAATTATGCAGTTGGTATTACAGCACAAGGAATGGCAACAGGAGACTATTTCTTATTAACAAATAAAACAGTTAATGGTTTTGATGTTGCTTTCAAAAATAGTTCTGGTACTGGAATATCAAAGACATTTGATTATATAGCTAAAGGATTTTAAATAGATGGCACAACACGATTATATTATTAGTAATGCTACATTCCCAGCAGTAAGAGCAGATATTAATAATGCTTTATCAGCAATTCAAACTAACAATTCAGGAACATCAAGACCAACTGGTGCTGTCGCTGGTCAAATATGGTTAGATACAACTAACGCAACTTCACCTACTTTAAAATTTTTTGATGGTTCTGACGATATATCTTTAGCAACAATTAATTACACAACAAACACAGTTGATTGGTTAGATTCTTCAATTACAATAACTGGACTTTCAACTACTGCAACTGGTACTGTTTTAACATTATCTGATACTGCAAATACATCTTCTGTTAATTTAATAATAGATAATCAAAAAGAAATTCGTTTTAGAGAAACAACAGCTAATGGAACTAATTATATAGCATTAAAAGCACCAGCTTCTTTAGCTTCAGATTTAACATTTACACTACCTGCAACTGATGGGGCTTCTGGTCAGGCATTAGTTACAAATGGTTCAGGAGTATTGTCTTTTGCTTCTGCTGGTATATCTTGGCAATCAGTTCAGACAACTGGATTTACTGCTGTTGCTGGTAGAGCATATCCTTGTAACACAACTTCATCTGCATTTACAGTAACATTACCTTCTTCTGCTACTGCTGGAGATGAGGTTATAATTTTAGATTATGCAGGAACTTTTGACACTAATAAACTTACTATTTCTCCTAATGGAAATAAAATAGAAGGTGCAACAGATAACTTACGATTATCTGGGGAAAGAGAAGGTGTAAGATTAGTTTATATAGATTCAACACAAGGTTGGTTAGCTTATTCAGGAATTAATGAAGGAACAGATGCTTTAGAACCATTAACTTATTCAGCAGATATATTAGTAGTAGCTGGAGGAGGAGGTGGTGGAGGGAGATATTATTCAGGCGGAGGAGGTGCTGGTGGTTACAGAACATCAACACAATCTTTAGCAATTGGTCAAGTTTATACAATAACAGTAGGTGGTGGTGGTGCTGGAGGTGGTACAGCTACACAAGGAACATCTGGTTCAAACTCATCAATTTCAGGTTCAGGAATTACAACAATAACTTCTGCTGGTGGAGGTGGTGCTGGTGGTGGAAATTCTGGAAGTTCTAAAAATGGTATAGCTGGTGGTTCTGGTGGAGGTGCTTCTGGTTATGATGATTCAGGAACAGCAGGTGGTGCAGGAAATACTCCAAGCACATCTCCTTCACAAGGAAATAATGGTGGTGGAAATTCTGGTGTTAATGTTTATGGAGGCGGAGGAGGTGGTGGAGCTGGTGCAGTTGGAGGAACATCATCAAGTGGTAATGGTGCTAACGGAGGAAATGGTTCTGCATCTTCAATAACTGGTTCTTCTGTAACTTACGCAGGAGGAGGTGGAGGTGGTTCACAACCACCAGATACAAGAGGAACTGGTGGAACTGGAGGAGGAGGAAATGGTGGTGAAGATTCTGTTGCAGGAAGTGCTGGAGGAACAAATTTAGGTGGAGGGGGTGGAGGAATTGATGGTAACGCACCAAGAAATGATACAACAGGATATAGTGGTGGTTCAGGTGTTGTTATATTAAGTGTACCAACAGCTAGTTATTCTTCTACTACAACAGGTTCACCAACAGTTACAACATCAGGAAGTAATACAATTATTAAATTTACAGGAGATGGCACTTATACTGCTTAGATAATTATGGCACACTTTGCAAAAATAGGATTAAATAATAAAGTAATAGCAATTCACTCTGTCAATAATGATGTATTAAAAGATTCAAATGGAATTGAAAAAGAAGATATTGGTATTGATTTTTTAACTAAATTACATGGTTGGTCTATTTGGAAACAAACATCTTATAATAAAAATTTTAGAAAAAACTTTGCAGGAATAGGTTATACTTATAATGAAGATAGAGATGCTTTCATTCCACCAAAACCATTTAATTCTTGGATATTAAACGAAGTTACTTGCATTTGGGAATCACCAATACCTAAACCTAGTAGAGATGGCTTAGAACTAAATCAATACTGGGATTGGAACGAAACTAATCAATCTTGGGATTTGACAACTATATAATCATTTAGTAGATACCTTCAGTAATGAAGGCATATTATTTTTTGTGTAGCTTACCTAGAGCTGGTAATACACTATTAGGTTCAATATTAAATCAATCCAAAGATATTAGATTAACAGCTAATTCAATATTACCTGAGATAATTTATCAATTACATTTAATTAAAAAAGATCAGTTATTTACAAATTTCCCAGACCACAAATCTTATGACAATGTTGTTAATAATGTATTTAATAACTATTACCAAGAATGGAATGTAAACAATATTATTAGCAGAGGAACATGGGGAACTCCTGCTAATTTACAATTACTAAAATCAATAATTAAGAAACCCAAATTTATTATTCTTTATAGACCAGTATTAGAATGTCTTGCATCATTTATAAAAATTGAAAAACCATTAGATGTTGAATTAAGATGCAATCAACTTTTAAATAAAGAAGATATTATTGGCAAATCTTTATGGAGTATAAAAAACATTATTCAAAACAAAGAAGATTATATTGTTATTAAATATAATGATTTAATAACCAATACGAATGATACTATTAAAAAAATATTTAATTACTTAAGAGTTGAATTTAAAGACATAGACACAAAGAATCTTAAACAATTTTCTACAAACAATATATATTATAATGATAGTGTATTACCATTTGATTTACATACCATAAGAACAAATAAAATAGAGTTTAATAAATATGATATTAAAGATTATTTGCCACTTAATGTAATAAAACAATATTCTAATTTAGATATATGAAAATATTAATATTTGGATTGCCAAATTCTGGCAAAACTACATTTGCTAAAAAATTAATAATGGGTAAAAAAATACCACACTTTAACGCAGATGAAATTAGAAAACTATTTGAAGATTGGGATTTTACAGATTCTGGTAGAAGGAGACAAGCTAATCGTATGATGACAATGTGCGATCTTGCAGTTAATCATGTAGTTGTAGATTTTGTTTGTCCATTTGAATCTTACAGATCTTTTTATGATATGAAAATTTGGATTAACACGATAGATAGAGGAAGATTTGAAGATACTAATAAAATTTTTGAAAAACCTAAAAAAGTAGATTTTGAAATAACTGATTTTAACTACGACAACATAATAAAGGAGATACATGATAGACTACAATAAACCAACAGCACAGATGTTAGGAAGGTGGCAACCATTCCATGATGGACATCTAGCTTTGTTTAAAGAAATAATAAAAAAAACTGGTCAAGTTATTATTATGGTTAGAGATACACCAAGAGATGAAAGTAATCCTTTTGATTTTAATGATGTTAAACAAAGAATTGAAAAAGCATTAATTGACTATAAAGATAAATTTGAAGTTATAAAAGTTCCTAACATTACCAATATTTGCTATGGTAGAAGTGTTGGTTATAAAATTGAAGAAATTATTTTACCAAAAGAAATACAAGAAATATCAGCAACTAAAATAAGAAAAAATTTAAAATGATTGAATCTAATATTAATGGAATATTTCCAACACCTATTTATATATCTAAATTAAATAGAGAACTTACAAAAAAAGAATTATCATTTATTAATAAAACTAAATTATATTCTCATAATAACGAAGGTAACAAAACATCTAATGAGAATTATATTCTTAATAATAAAGATTTTAAAAATTTAAAAACAGATTTAGATCTAAGAGTTAAAGATTATTTTAACAAAATAATTTGTCCAGCTAATAACATTATACCTTACATTACTCAATCTTGGTTAAACTATACTGAAACAAATCAATATCATCATAAACACGAACACCCAAATTCATTAGTGTCAGGAGTTTTTTATATTAATTGTAATGAAGAATTTGATAAAATTAAATTTTTTAAAAAATTTAATTATCAAATAATAAAACCAGAAGTTAAAGATTGGAATATATGGAACTCAGAATCTTGGTGGTTTCCAGTTAAAACTGGAGATATAATATTATTTCCTTCATCATTAACTCACATGGTAGAAACCAAACAAGGAACTAATACTAGAATTAGCTTAGCATTTAATGTTTTTATAAAAGGAACTGTTGGAAATAATAAACAACTAACTGAACTTATATTATGATTATAAGAAAATTAAATATTGAAGCAACAATAAAAAGATACACTAATGAAAATGGTTTTTCTTGGGGTATTAATACAGTAATGAAGTCTTTAGCACCTGATGCAAGTTATGACTTAACATCTGCTGGTGAGTTTATAATAGATAGGTGGGATTCTCCTTTACCACAACCAACATCACAAGAAATAAGAGATGAATACATTAGACAACAAACTATTGCAGAATGTATAGAATACTTTAATAAGGTTAAATGATTATATTTATATTAGGAATAATAATTGGTTTATATCTTGAATGGAAGTTTGAGATTGCCAAATATATTATTGAATCAGTTAAAGAACATTTAAATATCAAGTAGTATTGTAATTTTATTTCAACTCACCATATACCTTGCATGGTATATACGACTGAAGAAAATAACTTTTACTCAAAGGAGAACTCAATGTTAAACTATTCTGACATTAAGAACTATTTTACAAAGTTTTATGCTGACTATGTTAATGATGTTAAATCATTCTGGGAATCATATACTGCTGAAGTAGAAAAATTCTACAAAAAATAACTTTATTAAAACACAATAGTTTGATATTAATGCACAAAAATTTAATGTGCATTTACAAACTTTGGATTGGTGGGTGTGTCTTGCTAAAGTCTTGCAAATGCGAAAAAGACAATGGCAAGAACACAGAACGAAGAACTAATATCTCTAAAGGGACATATCACAGGAATTAAGAGAGAAGTTAAATTACTTGGTTGCTCAGTATATAAGCTAGAAAAGAAGCTAGAAACTCTATTCTGGTCTATATTATGTGGACTTGGTGCTTTATCATTGGCTTTGATTACAATATTTCTTGCTAAATAGTACGAATACAACTAACTGGTTGCGTATATGAATAAAAGAATATTAGTCATATCTGATTTACACTTTCCATTTGCTCATAAAGA